GATTCTCTTATGTAATATACCAATACGATATTCACAAAAGTCTTTAACGAGTTCACGTTCATCTTCATACTCTCGAAGTTTACCATCTTGATCGATTACTGTAATATTTTCTGAAGCAGGTTTACTGAGCTTAAACTTACGAATGATTTTTTCGTCATTCCATTTTGCTGAAGTAGCAAGCTTAAGTTTAACCTCGAAGGAGAAACCTGCCTTATCACATAGATCTTCATAGCCAACAATGTCACCGTCATCTTCAAGTTTATCAAGGATCTTAACATAAGATTCGCGATCAAAACCATACGGAACTTCAGTGATCTCCATTACTGTCTTTGATTTCTTTTCATAGACACCTAGGATACTATATCGATCGTTACCAGCATCCCATACGACTTTACCTTTAAAGTCTGGAAATGATATTGGTATACGTTTCTTAATATCGCCAGTAGTAATGTATTCAATAACGGCTTTTTGAAGAGCCTTTTGACTACGTGGTAAGATGTTGGTGGCAAAACCAGTAGCAATACCCTTGGTACCATTAGCCAATACTAACGGAATTACAGGTACATAAAATGCTGGTGGTTCATGCTCAGGATCATCATGTGCGGGGGCTAGGTCAATGTCGCGGATATACTTTTCAAAGTTTGCACTTAATCTAGTATACACATAACGTGGAGCACCTGCTTCTTGAATTAGTCGGGTACCAAAGGAACCACGGCCCTCGACTAAACAGATGTTATTATTCCACGTCGCGGCCATAAGTTGACCTGCCCCCGCAGCGCTAGCCTCCCCGTGGTTATACCCGTAGTCACTAATGATACCAGCTACAGCGCTTACTTTTTTGAAGTCGCGCTTTGAGTTGATAAGTGACGAGTACAGGTAGAATCTTTGAACGGGCTTTAATCCATCGATCATGTTGGGAATCGCTCTTGATTCCACGGTATACATTGCGAAAGATTTCCACTCGTTAGATGCTACGTGACTTATTGGGTATTCACCTAGGGAGGTCTTATTGTTCTCTTCAGACATAAATTGATCCAAACTCATATTGATTCCTTTATCTTATAGTACCATTCTATACTAATTTGAAGCAAATGTCAACTGTTAATTTCATCTAATTAAAAGTATTTTTCAATTAAATCCAGCTGATCTTCATATTCTGCGATAACTTTTAGTTCGGCTTCGATCGCTGCCATTACGTCAGGATGTTCACCAATACCAACTGGGTTGGTAAGATATACTTCAACGTTCATCTTATGCTTATTGATATGACCAACAGCATGTGACTTCAGTGATTCTAAAATTTGTTCTCGTAGTTCCATTTATTGTTTCCTTATATCTACGCCATCATATAATCTTTACGAAGCTGACTGTCACGACCAAACATCATTTCGAATATTTTGGCGTCATCGACAGTAACAGTATCATAAACAGGTTCATTAATGATGGTACTATATTCTTCCTCTTGAAGAGAACCCAAGCCTTTAATATAACGATGTTTCCATCCGGCTTGATCTGATTTGAATTTACTCGCTTCCTCATAAGCATAGAACCACTTAACATCTTTTGCTTTAGTGGAAATCATAATCGGAGTACGAGTAATTTTGACTTTCTTTTCAAGCAATAGCCTTGGCCAGAACTTGTAGAAGAAAGCGATAAGCAATGGACTAATGTGTCCAATACCATCGTGGTCAGCGTCAGTTAAAACTGCAATATGACGGTAAGTCATATCATCGACACTGTTTGGATTAGTAATATCTAACCCAAGAACCGATATTAACTCTGATAATTCTTTATTCTTAAGAACATCGGCTGGTTTCATATCCCAAGTATTCATGATTACACCACGTAGTGGATAAGCACCAACCTTATTAGGATCACGAACCTTCAGCAAGAAGCCCATAGCTGAGTCACCCTCTACAATTTTAAGAGTGGCATCATCACGGTTTGCTGAAATATGTTTTGCTACCTTTACTTTACGAAGTTTCTTTTGAGCAAGAGTAGCAGCTCTACGATCGGCAGCAATTTTCTTTGCAAGCTGAGCTTCAACGATTGGATCAATAATTGAAGGAGTATTCAGAATTTTCTTTGCGATATCGCTAGACTCTTTAATACCAGCTGCAAGTGTATGCTCTCGAACATTACTTGTTGGATTCGTTAAACGTTCTTTTGTTTGTGAATCAAACTTTGGATTAGTAAAGTTACGAGCAAACATTACAAACGTAAGACCATTCTTAATAGTTGACTTAGCAACTTCGATCTTATGTTTACGTTTGATCATAGCCCCTAGATCATCCAGTACGGCATTCGTTAAGAAGTCCACATATGAACCACCTTGACGAGTATTAACACCATTCACGTATGAATTAGAACGGAAACCATCTTCTGAATGAGAATAGAAGAACGCAAGGTTCTCAGATTTTTCAATGATAGCATCTCCATCTTCGCCAATAAACAACTCAGCGTATTTCTTAAGATTGTTTACCTTAATTCTACGTTTGTTGAATGAGAATGCGATTTCAGGAAACGCCATTTGAAGACTGATCATACGATCTTCGATAAGAGCTATAGTATCTAATGATTCGAGATCTTCAACTTCGAACAATGAATAGTCTGGAACAAAAGAAACTTCTGTACCGTTACCTTCAATACCGTTCTTAGTTTGAACATCGATAGCATCGCCACCGTTTTTACAACGAACTTCAACTCTTTTACCATTACACCAAGTTTTACCAACAAACTTAGAAGATAAAAAGTTAGTCGCTGCTGAACCAACGCCGTTAGTACCAATAGTAACTCGTTCATCATCGAACGAAGTACCGGCATTAACTCGTGTCCAAGCAGCAACTGGGCGAAGTATCTTATCGCCAGAAGCTTCATCAAAGATTTCATCTTGTGGAATACCACGACCGTTATCAGAAACAGCAACGACGCCATTCTTTACTGATACATCAATTTTATTAGCATATTTGAATTTAGTTCGAATCGCTTCATCAATTGAGTTATCAAGAATCTCGTCGACCATTTTAGATAATGCAGGTACGTAGTCAGCTTTTTTCCACTCACCCATAACAAAACGTTCAATTTGCTCTTTAGAGCTTGAACCCATATACATTCCAATACGTTCTCTGACGTGTTGTCTTGCAGTTAATATTCTAAAATCTTCAGCCAAAGCTTAGTCTCCATCATTAATTAATATAACCATTCTATACTACTTTGTAGCAAATGTCAACGGTTATTTTCATTTAATTTCAAATTTATTCATGTTCGCCGTTGTTTGAACGACCAGAATATGATCCGAATAGGTTCGGTTTGCGTTTCGCAGTCTCGAATACTGCCACTGTAGTAAATACTGCAGCCAATAGCAACGCGTGTAGAGCCATACTAATGACCCCTGCCCACAAACTTCCTACTATAATAGCAAACACAATACACCACATCCATGCTAATACTTGCATAATCATATGACGTGCTGCCATATTCTGAATGTTTCTTAAAGGGTTGGTTTCATGATCCATCACTACGTTCCAACTCTCAACTAAAAATTTTATCGTTTTGTTTTCCATTGTATATTCCTTTATATTACGATATATATTACAACTTACCCAACCAGTGAGTAACATCATCAATAGGATCATCATAAACGATTGGTTTTTCCTGAGACATCGATAATTTCCACTAATTGTTCTGGTGTTGTATTTATAAATAGTAATACAATACGAATCAAATGTCAATAGGAAATTTCACATGATTACAAATTATTTGTCACCGATCTCATTTAAGATCGTTATAGAGAGGCTTCCGGCTGTTGAATTCTTTACACAAAGAGTCAATATTCCTGGTCTCAGTATGAATGCTCCACAGCAATTGTCTCCTATCCATAACATCTACCAGACGCCTGATAGAGTCGAGTACTCAGATCTTGACCTAACCTTTATAGTAGACGAGAATATGGCTAACTACTATGAGATACTGGCGTGGATGGAAGGAATGGGTAATCCTGAGAATTCCAAGCAAAGATCCGATCTTATCAAATCAAAAGAAGGTATGAGATCTGATATTGCTGTCATTGTCGAGAACAGTTCACGCAATGGTAACATCAAATTTACCTTCACAGAAGCATTTCCAACAGCCCTCAGTGGTATCGCCCTTGATGCTACCAATTCTGACGTAGTTCCTCCTGAAGTCAACGTCACTTTCCGTTATACTAATATGTCGTGGGAAAAAATTAGTTGACATTTCGATAAAAGTGTATTATAATATATTATAAAACGTTATTGAACTGAGGATAGTTATACAATGAGCACTGAAGAAATTAGCGCAATCTGGGCTGAAGATGTCAAGATCGACGAATCGAATCTTGGCGGTGAAGCTAAGAAAATACCGCAACTGCATAACAAATACTATAACATGTATTATAAAGAAGCTTTAAAAGTTAAGAAGCTTCGTTATGATTATAAAGAACTTGAGCTCGCAAAGCGCGAATGGCTCGATGGTTCTATGGCTGAAGAAGATCTTAAAGATCGAGGTTGGAAGCCACAACAAAAGAAAATTATCAGACAAGACCTTGATAAGCATTTACAAGCAGATGCTGATATTATTCGTCTGAGTCTTAAAATAGATTACCATACTGCTAACGCCGATTTTTTGGAAGATATTGTAAAAACGATTCATAGTCGTAACTTTATTATTAATAACATGATTGCAGTGCTCAAATTCCAACACGGCGAATACTGATAAATAGTAGTATAGTTATTAATAATGAATAGGTGATATATGCCAGATGTATTAAATGTAGAACAAAAGAATGCCGTACACTTATTAGTGACAGGAGATTCAGGTGTTCGCATGGAACTTTCAGAATACTTTTCGTTTAAACCTCAGGGATATCAATTTTCTCCTGCTTATAAGAATCGTATGTGGGATGGTGTAATCCGTTTATATCAACCTATGCGTCCTGTTCTATATGTTGGTTTATTTCCTCGACTTAAAAAATTCTGTGAAGAGCGTGGTTATCAACTTAACGCTCCTGATCATTTAATGAATGGCGAAAAGATTCCAGATGACTATGCATACGAGTTGGCAAAAGAAGTTAATTGTCCATTCGAACCACGTGATTATCAAAATCAATACGTTGTTGATGCTCTAAGGGATAGCAGATCTTTATCATTATCTCCTACATCTTCTGGTAAATCATTAATTATCTATTTAATGCAACAACATTATTATAGAACATTCGATCATCGTACACTTATTATTGTTCCAACGATTTCTCTAGTACATCAGATGGCTGGTGACTTTGAAGACTATGGATGTGATAGAAACGATATCTATAAAATACAAGGTGGTGTCGATAAAAATACAACTGCACCCATTGTTATATCGACTTGGCAGTCTTTAATGAAAGTTGGTAAAGATTGGTTAGGTCAATTCAAAGTTGTATTAGGAGATGAAGCCCATCTCTTCCAAGCAAAATCTCTTCAAAAAATTATGGAAGGTCTTGATGAATGTTATTATCGTCACGGCTTTACCGGTACATTAAAATCAGAAGAAAGCAAAACTCATCGTCTTGTATTAGAAGGCTGTTTTGGTTCTGTTCGTAAGCATGTATCTACTAAAGATCTAATGGATGCTGGTACGATCGCTGATTTTAATATTAAAGCAATTGTATTATCTCATAGTAAAGAAGCTCGTAAGAATTTCTATACTGAATTTAAAAAGATTAAAGAGTCTCAAAAACGTTATCCTGCTGAGCGTGAATTCTTGGTAAATAACGATAAACGAAACATCTTTATACGAAATCTATTATGGTCTCTTGAAGGTCAGAATAATTTGGTCTTATTTGATTTAGTAGAAAAGCATGGTAAGATTCTTGCACCAATGCTTGAGAAAGAAGGTAGACAATTGCACTTTATATATGGTGGAACGAAAGGCGACGAACGCGAACGTATCAGACATATGATTGAAAACGATCCTATCAAACAGCATAACATATTGGCTTCATATGGAGTCTTTTCTACTGGTGTGAACCTTAAGAAGCTTGACAATGTGATCTTTGCTTCTGGTTCTAAATCTGAAGTGAAGGTATTGCAATCAATTGGTCGTGCCTTGAGAAAAGGCAACGACGCCGATAAGGCAACTCTATATGATATTACTGATGATTTAACACATGGATCATTTGAGAACTATACTCTACAGCATTTTAAGAAGCGGATCGAGATCTATGGACGCGAACAATTTGCTTCTAGAGTTTATACTGTTGAGATCTAACAGAATGCTTAGTTATGTTTAAAGGGATTAACCCTATTATACCATGCGTTCAACCAGGTGTCAACTGTTTTTTTCACTTTTTATGAAAATAATTTTATTTCAACAAATCAGTTGACATTTGCTTAAAGCTATGTTATATTGGTATCAAATATATTAACGGAGGTTGATTTTATGGCCAAAAGACGTGCCACACGAAATTACGTGAACAACAGGGACCTTCTTGACGCTCTCGTAGCATATAAGCAACTCTGTAGAGAAGCTGAAGATGCAGGAGAAGGAAGACCAAGAGTACCAGATTATATCGGTACTTGTATCTTTCAGATAGCGACAAGATTGGCAACCAAACCAAACTTTTCGGGATACTCTTATAAAGAGGACATGATCTCAGACGGTATCGAAAACTGTCTATTATATATCATGAACTTTAATGAAGAGAAATCTCAAAACCCATTCGCCTACTTTACACAAATCATATGGTATGCATTCCTACGTAGAATCGCTAAGGAAAAGAAACAGATGTATATTCGTTTCAAATCTTCTCAGCATATGATTACTACAGGTGGTACACATACTGGTGGCGAAGAAGACTTAAATATCCATTTAAGCACAGCAGCTGATTATATGAATGATTTTATTGAAGACTTTGAAGATAAATTAGCAAAAGACAAAGCTAAGAAAAAAGCTGATAAGACTGTAAAAGAAGAATCTAAAAAATCAGACGAAAAATAAGGACGAAAATTTGAAAATCGCAATTGTAACAGATATGCACATCGGTGTACGCGGTGATTCTAAGTTATTCCTAGATCATCAAGAACGTTTCTTCTCAGAGATCTTCTTCCCGTATATCGACGAGAACAACATCAAAGTCATTTTTGACCTTGGTGACACATTCGATCGACGTAAGTTTATTAACTATGTTTCATTGGAACGTGGTAAGAAGTTTTTCTTCGATCAAATCGCAAAGCGTGGTATTGAGTATCATGCTCTGGTGGGTAATCATACAACCTATTACACAAACACTAATGAAGTCAACTCTATGAATTTGCTTCTACGTGAGTATGATAACTTTAACATCTATGAAGATAAGTGTGAGCATATTACTCTTGGATCAACAAAATTCTTAATGGTTCCGTGGATTAATAATACCAACTATAAAGAAATGATGAAGGATATTAAAGAATCCGATGCACATATGTGTATGGGTCATTTCTCTATTCAAGGTTTTGAAATGGACAAAGGTCACTTATGCGATCACGGTCTTACAAGAGACGTGTTTACTAATTTCGAAGCAGTTTATTCTGGTCACTTCCATCATCCATCTACCTATAACAATATATCATACCTTGGTTCTCCATATGAGATGACTTGGTCTGATTATCAAGGCAAACGTGGTTTCCGAGTACTCGATACTGAAACTCGTGAGATGGAATGGATACTTAATCCAAACGTTATCTTCTATAAAATTGAGTATGATGATGCCGATATGACTATCGAAGATATCGCCAATCTTGATGTGAGTAATCTTAAAGATACCTTTATTAAAGTTATTGTTAAGAATAGAACAAATCCGTACATCTATGACTTATTCCTA